GTGTAGGTCTCGTTCAGGTTTTGGAGAGTTCCGAGTTGGAACAAACGAGGGGTCTTGGATCCGATGTAATGATACTCAACGAGTGACTCACAAAGGATAATAAATGGGTAGTTGTGTTGCCCAACAGGAGCAGCAGCACCGAAGGAATCCATTCCCAAGAAAGGCTCAGGGATTAAAGGCAGAGTACCGAGAGCAGTACGGATTGCAGAAACTGAGAGGCCTACACCTACTTCTGTAACATCAGATTCCATGTAACGAGTTACAGTTCCGATTGCATTCTTAGCTTCTTTTTCGAGCATGTCGAGAGCCAAAGGATTGATGTAGATTGAGAATTTTTGTCCGAGCAAGTTGTACTGGGTAGAAGCTGCCATCGTAGCACATTGGGTACGAATGCTGTCGATGATTGAAGCAGCAGTTAAAATCGTTTGAACAGTTGTGATTTGGTTCATGAGACCAACATACTGGATTCCACCGTTGCCCACGACTCCACCGTTCACTGTGTCAGTACCATTCCAGAGAGCTTGTGCATGGAGTAATTGCATGGAAACAAGCATGTCGGACAAATCTTTTGCTTTCAACTCTGGGAAAACAGCTTGTTGTCCAACAGTCTCCATGTCAAAGAGGGAATAGGTCAATTGAGCAGTGATACCTTTGATTTGGACTGCCTTCTCCACACGAGTTGGGGAGCCATCGGCTGCCGAAATTGTCCCACCACCGAGTCCACCAGTTGCCGAGAACTGAGCTGATTGGATTGCAGTTTGCTCGAAGAAACGGCTAGGAGATCCAACTGCAGGAACGTGCTGGATACGACCAGAGAGGATAGAAGTACGTTTGACGATGTCCGTGATTTCTTTTTGGAACTCGGGGACTAGGATGGCTCCTGTGGACATTCCGTCATTGGCTGCAGCTTGAAAATCTACGAATTGTGCCATTTAAGTTAACCTCTTTCATTCTTTTATTTTTTTTACTAATTAAAAAAGACACTCCCGATTTAACGGAAATGCCAAAATTGGTTTATTAAGTTGTAACGAGTGAGCTTCTACTTCAGTTCTTTAGCACGAAGTTCCCACTTAAGGGCTACTGCTTCAGAAGAGGATAAGTCAGTACGTGCATCAATGGTTGCAATTTGAGCTTCATAACTATCTGCATTGGCCTCGAAATTAAACTTCGCAGCCAACGTGGTAGGATAAGCAAAACCCTTATGTGTGTGTTCTTGAACTGCTATAGCTTCTGCTTTCAGATCAGCTAGTTCAGCAGTAAGTGCATCTAAGGAAGCTTGTAGATCAACAGCCATTGCTTGGAAATCGACTGTCTCTTCAACTACGACTACTTCATCAGCTAGTATAGCATCTTCTATAACTGCTTCTGCCTGTAGCTCTACAACCTCTTCCACGACTGGCTCGATCACTTCTTCAACTATAGGCTCGATGACAGGCTCAACGACTTCTTCAATCACAGGTTCAGCGATTGGTTCTACAACTTCTTCGATGACTGGTTCTACTACAACTTCTTCTGCAATAACCTCTTCGGCCTTTGCTGTCAAAGTGTACTTAGCTTCGATGCTTTCCATAACCTTTGCAATAATTTCTTCGATTGGCAAAACGATATCCTCCTTTTTTCCTTCTTCTTCAGCTTGGGCTGCTAGGGATGTTTGTGAGTAGGCTGCTTTCTCTGCCAAGAGTATTGCTGCACCTGAAAACACAATGTCTCCACAGACCACAAGGACAGGCTCACTGTTATATATCCCATCCATAACTGGGGTGTTGATTGTCTCATAAGAGAACCCCAAGTCAGACTGAAACTCTTTGATGTCTGATGCTTCATCGGGAAAATCATGGGCATACACGTATCCACTCACATAAACTGGAACCGATCCATTCAGCAAGGATTCTCCAGCCCAGGCTTCCTCGATCACTCCGATCTTATATTTAGCAACGTGTTTGTCCATCATCAGTGGGTCGAAGTCAACTGCCATCCCTTTCAGTGAAGCTAGTGAGGGGATCCCGAACTCACTTGGAATCATTACTTTCTTTCCTTTAGAACCACCAACTGCTTTGTCAGAAGGGATATCGAAATACGTCAAAAGACCAGAGAAGGGCATACGATTCGGATGGGCTAAGTCACCTAAGTGGAAGCCAACCCCAGCTTGAAGAGAAAGTTTAAGATTCTTTTTCATTTCTTTCTCACCTCCCTTCACTATTCTTTTTTAGGAACATCTTTAGCAATTGGGGTTCCTTTATGAAGATCATCTTTAGCAGGGGCACTAGCTCCGGCTACACCGTTAGCTCCTTTTTGAGCTTTGGTTGTTTGATCTGCACCAAGAGTAGGAGCAATAGGATCGGGAATTGGTGGGGCATACTTCTTTATGATCCAAGCTCTGTATTCACTCAAAGTCATATCTCCAGGGGAGTGACCAAGCTCTTTATCATTAGGAAGTGGTGCATTTCCCATCTCATTACGAGACTCATTAATGGTCATACTGTCATCTTGCAAACGGACTTGATGCAGTACGGCTAATGCCTTCACATCGTTCTGGCTAGTAGTATAACGGAATTTGAACTCAGCTACATCGAAGATACCGAATCTCCGTAAGAAGTAATTGTTCATAGCTTCTTCAATACTGTTTGCTACTGGACGGACTGCTCCATCATCGGTAACCGAGTCCAGGGAATCTCCAGTACTCTTATTCATGCTCCCGAGGATACCCATTTTCTGAGGATCAAGGCCGAAGGTATTTGCAACTAAAGTGATCAAATGTTGTTGGTGTTTTAGGAATAATGATTCGTCATTCGATGCCCCGAGATCCAAGGTAGTCGGTGATTTTGTTCCTCCCATGATTGGTAAGGAATTACGACCTTCAACGTCATCTTTGAAATACATACGAACTTCTTTGACGAACTCTGGATCAGCATCTTCTCCTAGATGAAGCATTTTTTTCGGATGAGCTGAACTAGCAACCCCTCCGGCATATGCCATTGCATTTAGCAAATACTCGACTTCCTGGGCACATACTGACATTGGGCTTAATCCGAAAGGTTCACTTGTACGAGAATCAAACTTAATCACGAACAATTCACTAGGTAGGAAATCAACTTGTGCTCCGTTACGAGCAAACTGTGCATACTTCCGGCTCTTTGGGCTACCGTCCCAATCCATATAAACTTGGAAAGAAGCAGCATCACTCGGGAATAGTAGTAATGGATGTTCGGGGTTTACACTCCAATCCTTCACGACCACTGTGCTCCAGCCGATTACCAGCATATCTTCGATCATCTTTTCACAGAACGAGGACCAAGTATCGTCTCCGTTAGGTGACTCAAATACGTTGTTCAGAGCTTGAATGATCTGCTTTTGCTTGGCAGTAGCTTTCTGGCCCGACTTAACTTCAATCCCACATTCCAATCGACTCACTTGAGTTTTAATGAATCTAATAGCACGTCTGGGAACTGAAGTTTCAGACAATGCTCGTAATTTAACGTAATTCATTTCTGCTCTAGAGCTAGAGCTTCCACCATGATTCTGTACAAACGATCCCCAGAAATATGGATTAGCTTGGCCTTTCTGTTCGGGAATACGTCCCAACATTGCATCGGCAGCTGCTCTCATTCTTTCAACGAAGGTCAATAGCTTCGGCCTCCTTTCTTAATTTAGATGCTTGAAATTGAACCTCTACCTGACTTCTTTCGGTCCTGTTCAATTATTTTAGAGAGGCAATCCAAAATGTCATCATTTTTCACTTTTGGGAAGTACCTCAACTGGTCTCCTAGCTCCCCTACAAGTTGTGTAGCAGAGAATCGTATATAACCATTAGTTACGAGAGGCTCAATAGAACTGATCCTCATCTCTTTTTTGACTGTGCTCTTATACTCACGGACCGACAAATAAAGGCCAGCAACTGCTGACCGTTTTTTTACTTCATCACTGAAGAACTGTTGAAATTGTATAGCCTCAACGGATACCCACTTGTAGTTGTAGAGCTTTGCTTTGTTTAGCAGATCATCAATGATTTGATCGGGTGCTCGTTTCCGGCAATCTACATCCAACACATAGTAAATTCCCGTTTTCGACTTACCAACAGTGAGAATAGCCGAGGGATCACTACGTTTCGTTTCTTTAAGTGAGGGATCGACACCCCCGATGATGGTCAGCTCATCAATGTTGAACTCGTTGATATCATAGGTGGTGTAATGCTTAAAAACTTGTGTCTCGGTATCAATAGGAATATTTTGAAGCTCTGTTGAAAAGGAATAAGGATTGACTGTCCTCTGAACCATAATTTCATACAAGGGCATTCGTTCGGGCCACAGCACTTCTGCACCTTGGTTCATTGCTTCCAGATTATCCTCGTAATACTGCAATGCTTTTTTACCAGCAATTCTAGTAGCTTCCATTGCATCTTTACCATCAAGCCTGGAGTGATAGATCTTTGCCCAACGATCCCAGAGGTCCATGTTGTCTGGATAGCTGACTAGTGCTCGATACATCTGTGCATCCCACTCGGGTCGAGTGTTTGCCAGGGTTGCTAATAATGATTGATAATGAAGAACCGTTCCTACAATTATTTGACAAGAATCTTTAGGAGAACCAATGTTACCCAAAGTTTGGTCAAACCAAGTTAATGTTTTTGCAATTTGTTCTGGGGTACTAACGTCACTAGGGCCTTCAAGGTCATCACCTACGATGTTTGGACGATGGGCCAAGTATCTCGTACCACGAAGACTGCCTCCAGTTCCTGCAGCCATTACCTTGATCAAATGCCCAGGATTTCCAGCTATAATTTCAAGTGAGTTCCACGTCTTTGTAGTGAGATCACCGAAGTCCTCTCGAATCCTCTTGTTCTCCTCTAAGGAGTTCTTCACCGTATTGAGCTGAACGGATGCGGTCCTTTCGGTATCACCAAGCAGGATCCAGTAGTATCTACCAACATCTTCGGCATAACAGATAAGCCAGCAGATGCCGATGTTAGAGATGAGGGTAGATTTACTATGAGAACGAGGTGCCACAATCAACTTTTTACTAGGCACTCGACTCATGGCAGCCTCTCGAAAAGTAGCAGCTAATTCCCAATGAAATGGAGGGGACGGAGTGTGCTCTTGCAAGAGGTCACTCGTCTCACTACCTTTAAAGTAGGAAAATGCAAACGACATAATGTCCTGAAATCCATTCTCCATTCGTTGCATCATGTCTAGATCCAACAGAGCTTGCCGATATTTGACAAGATCTTCTTTACCGAGGCTTCCCGAAGAGTCTAGTTGCTCGTACAGGTTGATCTTCTTTTTTAGAAGAGCTATAGCTGCAATCCGATCACAAGATTTCATACTCAGCCTCGATCACCGTTGGGGGCAGTGCTTTCTGGGAAGAAGCCAGGACTTTCCGTTTCAACTCTTCAATTTCTGTAAGTAACACGTCTTGAGTCAAGCTTAAAGTCTGTTCTACAGAGAGATTCAAGTTGCCCGAAACTTCCTTCTTGTCGATCAATTTTCCTCGGTTCTTGAGCACAAGCTCCATTGCCCGAGTAGACCCTTGCCGGACTGCCTGTTTAAGCTTTCCGTACAATTCTACTGTGAATGCTTCCATAGAAAGCTCAGAATAATAGAGCAACAGATCAATGAACAGTGGATCGTTTTGCCATCTGAAGATCGTTCTTGTATCAACCCCACACTCAGAAGCAATGTTAGCCATTGTCATTCCCGACTCATCTTTAGTGGCAATGAGCTGTGCTCCGAGGATCCTCTCAGGAGTGTAATTGTCTAGATTGATCGTTGGCAGCACAGCCACCACCTCTTTTCCGAATCTATTTATAAGACCTCTTCAAACGAGCCTTCGTAATCACACACATCCAACGTCTCAGGCATTGTTAGCCCTCCGTAGAACTCACAGATGTGCAAGACTGGCTCATCAGTGGTCCTTGTGTGATGTCTACATACGGTACACCTGGGCAATATGAAATTGTATTTGGCTTCTTGGCTGAACCCTAACTCATCAAGAAACAGATTTTTTCTCATAAAGATTTGACCTTTCATTTGTAAATTAATTGGTGGGGGCAGATGGATTTGAACCACCGATTATACGGATCAAAACCGTATGCCTTTGACCTCTTGGCAATACCCCTATGTTTTGTTTGGTAGGAATGGGTGGGATCGAACCAACGACCTGTCCCTTATAAGGAGACTGCTCTAACCTAACTGAGCTACATTCCTAAGTTTGGCAACAAGGAGTAGGAATCGAACCCACGTCAGAAGTTTTGGAGACTTCAGTTCTACCATTGAACTATCCTGTTAAGTTTGGAGCCAACTGTACGACTCGAACGTACATCTAATTCCTTACAAGAGAATCACTTTTCCATTAAGCTAAGTTGGCAAAATAAGGTGAAGTAGAACTTGAGTTGCACAAGTAACCGAATGAGCCGTAGTTATGCATACGTTCACAACAGACGTGCCCTTCAGACCCAACTCGGGACTCCATAATTAATTTAGTAAAGGGCACCTCCACGATACGTAGGAAGTGCCTTTCGTGTCGTTTACGGCCTGACGAGGCTTAAATAAGCTCCTTCTGCACATTTTCTAGGCAGAGAGGAGCAAAGTTGGCAATATAAGGTGGTCAGTAGCCTTTCGGCTATACGATGACACTGACCAGATCCCAGTTAGTTCAGTAGGTCTAACAACCTCTATTGGGCATAGTAAAAGCCGACCCCAGATCGTAGGGCCGGATTCTCCTTCTACACTTGGTAGATGAGCAAAGTCAAGAGTCGTTGCTTGCAGGATGACCGTAGTCAACAACTGATCGGTAATGTCCGATATTCGTATACTCTTGACACTTGGAAACAATGTTTAGCTCGGAGAGGTTGGAGTTGCACCAACGACACGACACCTCACGATGCCTTGCTCTACTACTGAGCTACTCTCTGATGTTGTTGCCGAAAGAAGGACTCGAACCTTCATCTGCTAGTCCTTGACCAGCTGTTTTCCCAGTTAAACCATTTCAGTATGAAACTAAGGCACCGTCTAAGGGCACAGTGCTTACCCTCCAATTAATATTGGGCATTGGCAGTAATGGACATAAAAATAACCACCCTTCACTTCAGTGGTAGCTAAACACTGAACTTGGGTGGCTGAGATAAAGGAACAGGCTGTGGGCCTTTTCTTGCCTTAGCCCTTTTGCTTTACCTCTTCACTAACATAGGCACGAAGTATGGGTTTCTACAACTAGTGAAATAAAATAAATATATTTTTTATTTTTCTAGATATTGAGTGACAATGCAACTTTGGTGGCTATACATTATAATAACGATATCTATTATCTAAGGGTATATACGTAATAGT